ATATGGCAGCTAAATGTGCTCCAAATGAATTTGAGGCAAGAAGGCTTATCAAAGAAACAACTCAAGAAGTATTTAGAAAAATACAGGAGGAGCAATCATGAGTGATGATTTCATTAAAACTGTAGGTGCTGTTTCATCTATGTTTAGTCTTATGTCTAACAGTGAAGACAAAGGTGTAGATCAAAGAGCTAGATTTTATAAAACTGTGCACGGTATTTCTTTTCCCCCCGATTGGGACCAGCTTTCAGTTGAGGAGAAAATTAAAAGAATTGATGCCTTGGACAAGCTTGCACTGGAGGTGTCGTAATGGATAATTATCTTGCGGTAGGAATAGCAGAGGGCTTTGAAGAGCCAGCTAACGAAGAGCAGGTCATAGAGGCATGGCAACACTTAGTTGACACTGGCTTGGCTTGGCAGCTTCAAGGTTGGTTCGGTAGGACCGCTGCTCAGTTAATTGAATCGGGTATTGTTAAACAGGGAGGTACAAATGGAAACAATAACTAACGTCGTGGTATGGAATGAAAACAAATCTCAGATTTTATCTAAAAAATATTTTGAGGGCAGCCTTATAATTAATTCAGATGATCATAAGATTAACAGCGATGACCATGTCACCGTGAATCGTTTGCCTTCTGTATTTTTTGAAGATGTAACAAACTGGGAGTATGTCGATGAGAGCTAAAGAAGAGACCATCGAAGAGTATTTTAATCTCAGTGAAGAGAACGACCTTGGGAGTGCTGAGCACTCCGGAGGTTGGTCTAGTGAGCACAAAGACCCGCAGAAGATTTGGGGTCATGGAATGTGCTTTATTTACTACAACCGCAATACCAGCTTTAAATTCAAAAATGAGTTATGGCATAAACATACCAGCAGAATTATTAAGATCGGTGATATGGAGCTCATAAGCAACGATACACCCTTTAGCAATGCTGAGGTTAAAAAAGCCTTACATCAAAAGTGGTTTGCAAAACACAATGAAGAGATTAGGGTTGCAAATAACAATGCGGCAAAAAAACGTAGAGCCAAACAAAGAGAGGTGGCATAGCCGACGCACTTTTTGCACGTAGCACTTTTTTGAAAAACGTATTAAAAATTGTTAATGTAAACTTTAATTTAAATCAAAACTTTAGGAGGTATTATGATTTATAAAAAAAGCAACGACATCGTAGATGTCAAAATTATGGTAGAAGCAGTAAATATAGACGGCGAAAGTGTTTCATTTTTTACAGCAGATGAATGTTCTTTAGGACCATTGCATGCAGAGGTTCTTGAAAAGGTATCTGAACACCATGCTAAAGATGCAAATTTTTTTGCTGAGATTGCAGAGGTTGCCAAACAAAAAGCGGAGCGTCTAAGATGACTCAATATAAAGACGTCACCGATAAAGCCAAGCAGGAACTTGATCAAGAAAAAATAGATCAACTGATGGACCAATCGGTCAGACAGCTGTATTTACATGTCAACAAAAAAGATCCGGAACATAGCGATTTTTTTAAGGTTGATTACTTTAGTGGCAGATCAGAGACAGAGTTCTTTGATAGGCGAAAGAAACCAAAAACAGAAAACGGCGTTCCAGCAATTAGACGCTGGGACTTTGCTGAAAGGTTCTTAAGAAGATAGTCTCATGTATGATGTTCTAAGGAGGAAATAATTATGGAAACTTTTTATATAGTTTTATTTTTGTTTGTTCTTTGGAACATCGCAGCTTACTGGGCTGTCATGACTAGAGAAGAAATTCAAAATTTACTTGGGCTCAGCCCAAAGGTTGTTAAGCATGTTAAAAAAACAAGCAGAAAAAATAACAGAACTATCAATAAGAATCGTAGAACGAAATCCGGACCTAACACTAAGAGGGCTCCACGCAGAACTAAGTAGCCTTGGTTATGAGATTGAGCAAAAAACAGCCGCTCATCTTTACTACCATGCTAAAGATTCTGTAAGTCAATCGTTTTTCGATAAATAAAATAACTTTTTAAGCAAGCTGCATATTGTGGCTTGCTTTTTTTTTGTTATCCTAGAAGGTTCCTATGATATTAAAAGAAGCCATAACCGAAGTCGCAAGACATTTAAAAGAAGATGATAAGACAGATCATTCTTTTACAAGGCTTTTAGATAACCTTCCATCAGACTTATCTGAACAAGATATAAGATTAGCGTTGAGAGCTATGGAGATTGTCTCTGACGTTATATTAAAAATAAGATAGGGTTTAGGTACTCTTTTCTTTTTTCCCCCGCTGAGGCGGCTGAGGGATTCTCATCCAATAGAGTGGTTGAATACCAAGCGAAGACAAAAAACTCATGGTTATTTGTTTATCAGTATCGGGTGATAATAATTCCATGATAGGTGCCTCAGCCCTACCCTTGGCAAACAACAAACAAAAATCTTCGTTCGGCAAGGGCTCTTCTTTTATATCGATCCACTTCTCCTTGGATCTGTGTATGTAAACTAAATCACCCATTAGTGAAGAGTCCTTGTGCTGGGCTGATCGTCCTCCAAATAAACATAATCAGTTAACTCCCCAACAACTTCAATTCCTTTTAATTCAGCAATGGCTTCAGCCTGTTCAAAATCTCTCGCTATAATGTTTGGACCAGCGTAGGTCTTACCATCATGCTCAAACTGTGTAGCAAATATTTTCATGATGCAGCATCCTTTGTTGCGGACTTGGCTTCCTCAAAGTTATCTCCAAGCTTTCTCCAAAGCTTTTCCTCATACTCACGATAAACCCAACCAGTAACCTTGCCTGTTTTTCTACCCATAGGATTTTTAGGTATCCACTTAACAACTGGGTCTAACATACCGGCAACCCTAAGTTGTTCAATTAATATATTTTTTTTGTTCACCCTGCCCTCCATAATAATCTTTGTAGTAGTCTTCAAAAATTAATCTAAACTCTTCTAGTGTTGGCACATCAATTTTGTTTTTTTTTAAAAGTATTTTGTGATTATGGTAAGCATCTCTGAGTTGCTTCTCAGTATATAAGATCATTTTTTAGGTGGAGACTTTTTGGTTTTGCCTTGTCCAGCCCATAAAACTTTTCTTGCCCAATGGTTTGCCGAGAACTTGTCGTCCTTGGTAAGCCCGCCACTTTTGTTTCTAATTCCAGCAGATCGTGCAAGATAGGACTTCCTAGCCTCAGAACTATAATTATGACCATAACCCTTGTGTCCAAAATTCACTACCTTTATTTCATTGCCCTTTTTTGCAAGAACAGTTTTCTTATAATTGCCCGAGCCACGGTATTGCATTGGTTTGTTAAAGCCGGGATATTTCTTACCCCTGTACTCTACTCCACCCGAAACTCTTTTTGCGTCTTTAACCGTAGCCATTATTTTCTTTTCCTAGCCTTGGCTTTAGCTTTGCTGCTTAAATCTTTGAAATGAAACAAAGGCTTGCTTGTTTTAGTATGGTTCGTGTTGGTATGTAACTTCCCGTTTGGCATCTTATGATAAGAGCCTTTCCAAACAGTCCCATCTTTTAAATAATGATTAACTCCAGCAGCCATTATTTTCTCCTTGCCTTAACTTTATTCCAAAGATCAGCGTCAGCTTTCCTTGCTCCACCCTTGCCTGATGCAAAAGACCTAGCTCTCGCAACTCCCCAAGATGTTGGGGTCTGTCCGGGTCTAGAGCCGCTTGAATAATAAGCACCCCTGCCTCTTTTAACAACCTGTTTTAAAATACCAACGGGGACGTTGTATTTTTTTGACATGTTCTTAAGAGTTGTGTCAGTACTACTTTTTCTTTTTGCTGGCATCTTTCGCTCTAGATTTCGCTAAGCGGTTCATTGAGGTTCTAGTAAGGCTTCCGGATTTATACTGCTGTTTAGCTTTCAGTATTTCTCTTTCTCGCTTCTTTCTTTTTTCCCCAGTTAAACCGGCTAAGTATTTTAATGGTACACCACTCTTAGTTTTTTTAACTTTCGGAAACTTCCTTTTTGTGGTTTTTGTTACCATTTATTTTAAACCTTAATTTTTTCTTTATACTCTTTTCTTGCTGCATTTAAGGTGCTTTTGTTTTGCACAATTAAACATGGCAATGGGGTCGAGTACTTGCCCTCATATGGATATGAATAAAAAAATTCTAAATCTTTATAAACAGTCTCCAAATAATCAACAAGGTTTTTTAATAAACCAAGTGATACTTTATTATCGCCTATAAAAAGCAATGCATCAAATTTGTATGCATGGTTAATCCACGTCGGCTCGTTAAGTAAATTAAAAAAAGGAACAAGTTTTACCCTGTTCCTTTCAAAGGACTCAATGCTATGCGGACATACTGTCTTTATAGAATTGAAGTAGTTAGTCCAATCAACCTCTTGATTTTTTCTTTCCACCTTTTTTCTTTTTTCCTTTTCCTCTCATTCCCGGCATTTAGATCACCTCACTTTTTTAAATATAGTTATTACTCTGTGCTTCACCATGTCTTTCATTGAGTTCTCGGGCAACTCTTCCCAAGCCTTTTGTCTCTCCTCCCGAGATGGAAGGTTAGCAATAGTCTCGGGCAAAGACATTTGCATAGATAAAAGATAACACAACTTTTGAAAACCTAAAGTCAGATCAGACATATAAGCCAATCTTTCCTTGTGAGTTTTGAGTTTGCCAATTGCGTTAGCGTATCCTGCAACATCTATGTGCCCCATATCATTTCTATGTTTCATAAGTTTTTATAAGTCTAGCTGTATACCACTGAGATTTTTTTAGGTCCTCTTCTAGATTTTTATTTTCATACCTCCAAACATACTTCAGTATGTTCCCTTTGCAGTATCCCCTAAATGCCTCTTTTGTCATACTGGCTTCGATTGCATTAATGCACTCTATATCTCCAGTTCGATAATGGCTGGGATTTATATTGTCTTTTTCTTCTTCTCTCATAAATAAATACATTGTTAAAATGGGTGGTTGTCATGGTCAGTGACAATTAAATAAATAAATGTTAGACCGAATAACACCATCATAAAATCTAAAATTATTTCAATCATTAATATGCTCCTTATTTTTTTTATAATAAACCTCAATAAAACTTTCACAACTTGGGCAGCTTAAATTTGAGACCATAGAAAATTCATTTTCTCTTTCCTCGATATCATGATCTCCACCCCAAATTAATTCTGTATTACAGTGATAACATTTCATAAACGCTCCTTGGTTTTAATTAATAAACTTTCTTGGCTTCCATATCTTTTTTCAAACTCATGTAAGTATGGGTGGCGGGAGACGTACATATCATTGTTTACTCCCTCCCTATGATGTCTAAAACATAAAGGTATTGTGTTTAAATGTGCTCCGACTTTTGTTTTACCATCAATGTGATGTACTTCAGCTGGGCTAAAAGTATCAAACTGATCCCAGCAAACTATGCAACCCATGGTTGCAATTGCGTCCATCCAAGCTTTCTCTTCTTTGTTTGGTGCCTTACCCTTAAGCACCATACCTAGATCGCTCCATTCTTAAGTTAGCCATCTTGGTACGCCATTCCTCAAACTGCATATCAATCGCAGCCTTCTCTGTCTGCAATGCATCTAGACTAGCCTTGGCTGTTGCTACACCCATAGATGCTGAGTAGTAATCTTCTGATGCTTCGGCTTTAGATTTTTGTGCGTTGTAACTTCTTTCCCCGTCGTCCTTGGCTATACACAGCTGTATCCAAAAAACTTTTTTAAGATTGGCTTCTGCTTTAAGAACATTAATTCTTGTTTCTTGAATCTTAGGAATAATATCCCTAAGCATTTGGTGAAAATTTTCTTCTTGGTTCATATCTGCTCGTACTCGTAAAGGTCTTTCATTTTTTTACTACTTCCAAAAATCTCGTCTAGGGTAGAAGAGAACTTTGATATCTCACCTTGGAATGATAAACCAAACGTACCTATGTCACCTAATCTATTCTTTCGAAATATAATTTCAGACGCTGTGTCGTGTGGGTTCTCTGTGTAATAACCATCCCGGTAAAGCATTGCTACCATATCTGCGTCCTGCTCTATGGAGCCTGAGTCTCTAAGATCCGAAAGGACCGGACGTTTATCGGTTCTACCCTCAACACCACGGTTTAATTGAGACAAAGCAATTATTGGGCACGAAACTTGTTTCGCCAGCCCCTTCAGAAGATTGGAAATATAAGTCATAGAAGCTGCCCTTGAGTCGCTATTGGTAGGAGCCTTCGATGATGTCATGAGTAGCTGTAAATAATCCACAACAATTAAATCTATTTTTTTAGATACAGCAAGTGAGTTTGTTTTGTTGATTAATGTTTCAATGGTTATGGGTGCGTTATCAAAAAGATAAAGGCTTGTCTCGTTAATCATCTGCATCGCATCTATAAACTTCTTGGTTTGGTTTTGGTCCATGCTGTTTTTAAGAATGTTGTCCATGGGAACCTCTGCGATTGAGCTAATAATTTTTTTCAGTAGCTGCTCGTTAGTCATCTCTAAACTAAATACCAACACGTTCTTACCAGCCAGTGCATTGTTAGTTGCAACATTCATAGCAAAGGTTGTCTTACCCATGGCAGGTCTACCAGCTATAACAATAAGATCACCGGGCTTGAATCCTAAGATTTTGTCATCCACGTTAGAAAATCCAGTCTTGATGGTTGTTTTACTTTCCCCCGATTGAGATAGCTCATCCATAATATTAAGAGAAATATCTTTAGCTAATTTAGGAATGCCAAAGTTTTT